CAAGGCTTTTTCGCTCGGTGTGTTGCCGTGGGTTTCGTAGAATTTATCCATCGCAGAAACCAGCAAGTTATCCCCCACCAAAGCCACCAGATCGCCTCGGTTTCTAAATGCTGCCGACACAACTTGTTTAATGTCGTGGATCGCTTCTGACAGGTTTTTGTAAGTGCCGGTTTCGCCGATCGATACGCCAGAGCCCACATGCTGTGAAGTGCTGTTGAAGGTGCGGATTTTTTCCAGCCAGCCGATGTTCAGATCTTGCAGGTTAGGGTTGGTAACGATGTTGGTACCCGCTGCGGCTGATGTGCCGTACCAGCCAGTGACCAGCATGTCGTTAACAATCGCTTCCCGGACGATTTGCATATACAGCGCTTCGAAATTTTGGAATTTCGCCCAAGCGTCGATGTCGGCATAAGACAAGGCTACGTCAAAATTGGTTTGTTTAACCGTCCAGTTTTGGTCGTCCTGTTGATTTAAGCGCTTGGGCGTGCGTTCGCCTGATCCTGTGTTGGTGCGGCTGGCTACGCGACCAGTCAAACCCAGTATGACTTTTTGACCGGTGGTGTCCGTGACCGGAATCATTGGCAAACTGGAGAAAAACGGATTGGCCAGCTGAACGGCTTTGGGTTGCAGGGTTTGTTGCAAAGGCAATGTGGCGGCATACAACGCATCGGCCACCACGTTACGCTTCAGGTTTTGGAAAAACTGAACGGCTTGCTGTGATGATGGGTTGAAGTGCTGACCCAATCTCGGATCGGATGGCGCTACGCCAAACGCGGCAGCGGTGGCTGCAAACAATGCGGTTAAGCGGGCTTGGCCTTGTTTTGATAATGGCTGACTCATGATGATTCCTTGTTAGGTTGTCCGTTAGATGTACAGGCTGGCAGACTCATCACCAGCGCCAAAATGCTCACCGCCTTCGGTGCCTGGTTGTTCTGTCAGGGCCTGATTCAGCTTGGTTTCGAGTGCCGCAAATTTTTCGGTGAGTGCATTTAGATCGCCTGACTTGTCATCGCTGATATTTTTGGAAAACTTGGCTTCCAATTCATCCAGTCTGGCGTTTAACTTGTCAAATGCTGCAGCGGTTGGATCGGGTGTTTCGTCGGTGTTGTTGTCGTCACCACCGCTATCCTTTGCCAGCTTGGCAAACATGGCTTTAATTTCGGCCGCTTCCGTTTTTAATGCTTCCAGGGCTTGTTTATCGGCCATGTCGTTGTCCTCTGTGGGTTGGTTTTTGAATAAGGCTTTGATTTGATCGATCAGCGTATCTGGCTGTTGATCGGTGAAGGTTTTGGTTTCGGCCTCAATGGGCGGTGAAATAGCCGCTTTAATTTTGTCGGCCACTTTGCTAAATCGAATTTCAGTCGTTCCAACGCTGCCAGGATCATCTAACGCACCGAGTCCGGTTAGATACGCTTTGCCGGTTTTGCGAAAATCAAAAGTAATTTCCATGGAAGTGAACAGCTTTTGACCAAAGCGGTTATCAGACAGATAAAACGCATTGGGTGCCAAAACAGCCCACAAGTCCTTGCCGCCTTCGTCGTTGTCGGTGACACGCAAGGCTTCAACAGTGCCGTAGTTTTCATAACGCATGTGATCAGGCCAGATCAGCGCTTTAAACAGTTCCGGGTCGTAGCTTTCGGCCATTTCAACCAGCCATTGCGGATTGATAACGCGTCCGTCTGTGGTGTTGCCGCTTCGGCCAATGCGCTTGAAATCGGTCTGTAAGACTCTGCCTGCCATGTTTCACTCTAAATCAGGTGGAATTGACACACAGATTAAACTTTTCAAGCTTGTATTCAATAGGGTTTGTTCCTATTGATACCTATTTGATTAATATAGGAATTTCAAGAAAATTCAGCAGGCGTTTTGCGGATATTTACACCTGATAATGAGTGAAAAATCATTATCCGGTAAATCATGGCAAAAGTAATCCCACCTGAACAGAAACAGCTGGCAAAGCAGATGTACATCAAAGGGGCATCGATCCAGGATATTGCCAAGCGCTTGGGCATGACAGCCAGGTCGCTCTACAACTGGCGGGATGCTGAGGCCTGGGATAATTTCTGCCCGCCCGATACGATTGAAATAGCACTGGCCAGGCGCATCAACTTTTTAGCGGATCTTGATAAAACGCCTGCGCAGCTGGATGAATTTATCAAGCTGACCGAAGCGTTTGGCAAGCTGCAAAAAGACAATGCTGTAGCCTACAAAATCAAAATGGAAGGGGAAGCCATCAGCAAAGGCCATCCCATTTATGTCAACGTGCCTGGTGAAGCCGATTACCGACAACCCAAACCGGCAGGCAGCACAAAAGAGCGTAAGCCGCGCGAAAAGAAAATCAAAAATGACGTGTCCGGAATTTCCGAACAACTGCTGGATGAAGTGCGGGAAAAGCTGTTTTATGACTATCAAAAAACCTGGTGGGATCACCGCAACGACCGCACCCGCATCATTTTAAAATCCAGGCAGATAGGCGCTACGTTTTACTTTGCCTGGGAAGCCTTTAACAAAGCCATCGTCACCGGAAAAAACCAAATCTTTCTGTCGGCCAGCCGGGACCAGGCCGAAGTCTTCAAAGCCTACATCATCGCCTTTGCGCTGCAGCATTTTGAACTGGAACTGAAAGGCACCACGGTTATTTTGCTGAGCAATGGCGCTGAGCTGCGCTTTTTGTCTACCAATAGCAACACCGCGCAGTCGTATCACGGCGATTTGTATATCGATGAGTTTTTCTGGATACCCAAGTTCAAGCGATTGCGCAAAGTGGCCAGCGGCATGGCATCGCATAAGAAGTGGACGACCACGCTATTCAGCACGCCCAGTGCCATCAGTCATGAAGCGTATGGCGAATGGGCAGGGGAAGAGTTCAACAAAGGCAAGGCCGATGACAAACGCATCGAATTTGATGTGTCGCATAAAAACCTGAAAGACGGCTGGTATGGTCCGGATAAAAAGTGGCGGCATATGGTCACGGTTAAGGATGCCGAGGCGCAAGGCTGTGATTTGTTTGATATCGACGAATTGCAGATCGAATACTCAGAAGACGACTTCCAGAATTTGTTTATGTGCAAGTTTATCGACGACAGCCAGTCGGTATTCAGCTTGGCACGTTTGCTGGATTGCACCGTCGATATAGACGACTGGAAAGATTATATCGACGGCTCAGACCGCCCCTTTGCCAATAAACCCGTTTCAGCAGGCTACGACCCCAGCCGCACCAGAGACAACGCCAGTTTGGCATTGCTGGCGGTACCGCTTAAACCCTCGGATAAATGGCGGGTATTACGCACCAAAAGCTATCACGGCCAAAACTTCGACTACCAAGCCAACCGCATCAAAGAAATCAAGGACAGTTACAACATCGTGCATCTAGGCATCGATACCACCGGCATCGGTTACGGGGTGTACGAAAAGGTCATCGACTTTTACCCCAACGCCACGCCCATTCATTACAGCATGGACATGAAAAACCAGCTCGTGGTTAAAGCGCTGGATGTGATCAACACCGGGCGCTTCCAATACCTAGCCGGTGACAACGACATCACCCGCGCGTTTTTAATGATCAGCAAAACCACCACCAACAGCGGGCAAATTACCTACGCATCGAGCCGCAGCGTTGAAAGCGGCCATGCCGATATCGCCTGGTCGATTATGCATGCCTTGATTTACGAACCGATCAATAACGATGCCCGCAAAACCACCGTTACTTTTAGCCATTAGGGGACCGCATGAATAGCAATAGAAAAGCGTTTTTGGACATGATAGCTGTTTCAGAAGGTACCGCCCATTTAGGGGATCGCGGTTACAACGTGATGGTAGGCGGCAAGCTGTTTGATAGCTATCACGAGCACCCGCATCCTTACGTATATATCAAGCGCATAAATAACTATTCATCCGCCGCCGGTCGCTATCAATTGTTATTCCGCTATTGGAAAGTTTACAAAGCCCAGTTGCAACTGCCGGATTTTGGTCACGACTCACAAGACAAAGTCGCACTGCAGCAAATCAAGGAATGCAAGGCGCTGGATGATATTGACGCAGGGCGGTTTGATGAAGCTGTGCGTAAATGCCGCCGCATTTGGGCCAGCTTGCCAGGTGCTGGCTACGGACAACATGAAAACAGCTTGAAAACCTTACGCCTAGCCTTTGTGAAAGCGGGCGGCCAATTGGCGCAAGCCTAGGACAGTGACATGACACAAACGATGCTAGAACAGACTGAAACTGAACAATCGACCGGCAAATCCCTGGTGTTTGCCTTTGGTGATCCTGAACCGGTATTAACCAGCAATGTCACCGATTATTTAGGCGTGTTTATGGACGTGGGCGGCGATTATTACCGACCACCGGTTGATTTAACCGGCTTGGCTAACCTGATGAGTGCCAATGCCTACCATGGCCCTATCCTGCACTTTAAAAAGAACATGCTGGCCAAATGGTTTACGCCATCGCTGATGTTGTCATCCTTGGATTTCAAACGCGCCGCTTTGGATTACGTGGTGACAGGCAATGCTTACTTGCAGTGCTTCAAAAACCGATTAGGTCAAGTCGTTAGGCTGGGCTGGCTACCAGCCTTATACATGCGACCGCATAAAAAAGCCGGGGTGTTTGTTAAGTTAAACAGTAGCCAAGGTGTGTTATCCGGCGTGGAATACACCGAATTTAAACCCGGTGAAGTGGTGCATTTAAAAGAGCCAGACATCAAGCAAAGCATCTACGGCATGCCGCAATATCTGGGCGGGATTCAATCGGTGTTGCTCAGCGAGGATGCCAGCCTGTTTAGGCGTAAGTATTTCATCAACGGTGCCCACATGGGTTATATCCTTGTGACAGCCGATGCCAACCTGGACGAAGCCACCGCCAAGGCTATCGAAAACCAGGTCAAGCAATCTAAAGGCCCTGGAAACTTCCGCAGCTTGTATTTAAACATCCCGCGCGCCAATGGCAACAAGGAGCCGGTGAAAATCATCCCGGTCGGCAATATCGGCAGCAAAGACGAATTTCAGGCCATCAAGGAAGTGACTGAAATGGAAATGTTGGCCATGCATCGGGTTTACCCAGGCTTAGCCGCCATCATCCCGGCCAATGTAGGCGGCTTTGGCGACATGCAAAAAGCCATGCAGGTGTATCACGAGCTGGAAGTAACCGCCATGCAGCAAGTCTTTTTGGAGCTGAACGAAGTCATCCCCGGTAATCCGGTGGCGTTTAAAGATCCTGTCTGGCAGTCATGAGCTTAAGCTACTGTGTTTTGCATAAAGAGTGCCACGGCTGCCACGAAGGCTTGATGTATTCGGCTCGGTTTTATGATCAACCGGTTGACCCTAACACCCCGTTTAGACTCTTACCCAGCTATGTCGGATCCTGCGCACTGCGCATTTTAGACAAAAACGTACACATCACCCGCATGGTATTCATGGAAGCGGAAGTCAACGGCATCAAAGTGGGCTTTAGATTTGAAAAGCATCATCAGCTTGATCTGTTGCTGAGACTTCTTGAATCTGAGTCCAGCGTTGAAACGGCCAGCTGGGAGCGTCACAAGGCAGATCAAGAAATCTGCAGAACTGTAAATATTATCGAGCGAATCAGATTTTTAACCCGACACAACGCCCAGGAGCTTTTATGATTGACGCATTAATAAAATATGCCGTGCTGGTGTTGGTGATTGCGTTTATTTTGATGCTTGGCTTGGCAGAGCTTATCAAAGAACTGCTCAAGCAGCTGCAGCTGCGGATATTTGATCGGTTTGATCGGCGGGTAGATGCTATGTTTAAGCGGGTGTTTGATTGGTAGGGTACGCACTGCGTACCATACCTAGATGACTCTCATCATATCTAAAAACTTATTCATCAATTGCTGATTGCTCATTACCAGCAGTTCTTTAGACTGCATGGCCAATATTTTAGCTATAAGATCGGCTTTTGACTCCTCAATATCCATCATAGACGATAGGTCTTGTGGATCTGATATCACAGTTACAGTTCCGGTGTCGCAGTTAATTTCTAATGTAGATTTGTTTATCATCTATAAAATCCTAAGCATGTAGGGTACGCACTGCGTACCCTACGAATTCATGAAGTTTTTAATTCCTGCACAGTTAATTGGTCCGTGTTGTGAATCGGCGTCCCAAACTTCAAGGCCGTCATAGCCGCTTGTGCTTAAAGTGACGCCATGATCTTTGCAAAGCTGCGCTAGCGCATCTACAAACGCAATAAATTTGGTGTCACAATCTTTTTCATCGATAAGATCTTTAACGTTAGATTGCATCTCAGTTATCCTGAATAATGTAGGGTACGCACTGCGTACCCTACCGGTTTAAGGCCTAAGCCTGAACAGTATCAACACCGACTGTTTTAAACAAGCCGCGTATCTCATCCAAAATCAGTTTTTCCCGCTCAATGATCGGGTCAATCAGGTAAGGCAGTTCGGAAAGCTCGATGGCGTTGGCGTGGTTATGGCAACCGTTTAATAGGCCGCTGACACAGCGCAACGCTGAAATCTCATTTTCCAAGGTTTCCATGTGCTCCATGATCTGGCTTTTTAGGCCTGCTAGCGTGGCGGCCATCATGCACCCCCTTGTAACAGCATTTTGCCAGAACTGGGGAAAAGATCGGTTTGTTTAAAATCCTTACCCAGCAGCTGCAGGTCTGGCATTTTGCGACCGACCAGATTGCACAAATCCCGCAACTCATCCACCAACAGCTTAAACAGCATGGCATCGGTGGTCAGCGTTAAACGGGCGGTAATTTCCACAATCTGTTTGGAATAGGCCAGCCGGTCTTTGCCTTCGATAATGCCGAAGTAACCGTGCTTGCGGATTTGTGGCAAAACCTCACCCAATACCCAGTTTGCAAACTCTTTGGCCTTGGGTTTATTGGAGCGAAAAATCAAAAAATACATTCCAGATTCATTAATGAAATATGCGTCTCTTTCGCCTTGAATGGTGATGACTTTCATCACCATTAACCAGCTTTCCGGCATGTTTTCGAGTGTCACACTTGACCAAGAAATATCCAAAACTGCACAAACATCTTTAGCACAAAACCAAACATTATCACTGTCATCGATCGCAGTGCGAACATCAAGAGTTTCGAATTTGAATGGATTGGCTAGGGTTTTTAAGTTAGACATGATTGTCCCCTTTCGGTTTTAGTAAGTGCTTGCCAATATGAGGGCAGGCGGGACTCAACTACAGCCGAAAGACTGCCGGACGTATTCCCCGAAGGTATTATATTTCGTCCTGTCATCCCGCCCATTGAACAGGACCATACCGCGCAAATGCTCGACATGGTAAAAACGCTGGGCATAAAAAAACCGCCAGGCTTTCGGGTGCGGATGACCGCTTTCGGATTGTAGTAAATCCAGTTTAGGCCCGAAGCCTGATGTTTGTCAAATATCTAGTTTTAAATTTTTTTCTAAGTAATTTAATGCGTATTGCTCATCTTCTGACACCTGTTTTTGGGTGTTTATGATGTCTTTTGCAGCCTGCAAAACCAATTGTTTTTTTACAATATCTTTATTCGATAAGTTTAAAGTCATCATTTCAAAATCGGTCTTTGATGGTGATTTCTCATACTTAAAGATATTTTTTATTTCTTCGGCAGTAATTCTATTGTCACCGGTTAGCGTAATTAACAGATCAACCAATACGGTTTTTTCAGCAGCGGAAAATCGGCCATCGGCTTTGCATACATAAAACAAGACCATCAATAAATCGGATTCTTTTTCAATAAATTGGTCAATGGTATAATAAACGCTGGATTTGTAAGCCTCATACTGCTGGTGATGCTTTTCCATTAAATAGCTGGCCACATCAGTAATCATTTCGCCGGTTTCAACATCAACGCAGTTTTTAACCCGTGAAACGTTGAATGTTCTGTAATCTTCTTTTGAATGACAATATCCCCAGATAAATATCCAGTCTGTTTTTACTTCCATGTTTTTGACATCTAAATGTCGTTTTGATTTGCGACCCTCGGCATCGGTATAGTCAAAAGCCAATTCAACCTTGACTGAAAACAATTGTCCTTCATCAAAATCATTATCTTTTTGTAACTGTTCAGGCTCATCCTGTGGCTGTTTTGATGGGTCTAAATGCCGTATCAATGACCATATAACAGTTGCGGCAATCACCGCTATTAAAACTTGTATCAGTAATGACATACTTATTCCTCAAGCGTAGTTAAACGGTTAAGGATAGTTCAGCCCTACAAATTCTTATCCACCGTAAAAGTCCCAATATCACTACTCCAGCTGCCGCTTGGCAATGTTACCTTAGCTTGTATTTGCCAGCTTTTAGGCTGATCAAGATCGCCTGCTTGGGAAACATAACGAATTTTCCCATCACTGCCGGTGCTGCTGAAGTTTGCTGTTTTAGTCAACAAGGTTTTATCCGGCTTTTGAAATACGATCTGCTTTACCGTTGCTGATGACACATCCAGCACCGCGCCGGTTTCGTCTTTTAAAGTCACTTCAAATACGGTGCCGATGTCGTTTAAGTGGATGGCCATTTATAGCTCCAAAGTTATTTTCAGGGTTTTTTGTAGCGTGCGTGTTATCCGGTGGCTTTTAATCACGGCCAATTCAACCGCATAGGCTTTTGAACACGTTAAGGTAAATTCTACGATTTCAGGCATGTTATCGGTTCAGTGTAAAGTGGATGGTTTTGGTCACGCGCAAGGTAAACGCTTTAAACTCGCTCCAAACGGCGGCGGCCTGCATAAAAAAAGATTTCTGGCTGAATGATGACTGGTTAAAGCTACGATGATCAAACACCGGAACCTCGCCATTGATCTGCTTCTGAGCCATCGCCTATCACATCTGCACCGTTTATTTTTTGGGTGTCGGCGTGTATCGGTGTTGCTTGGGCTGCGGATAATACCGCTGCGGGCACTGCGGCCACTGCCGTGAGTACGTCGGTATTGTCGACGCCACCGGCTGACGCCGTGTTCAGTTTGCGGCCCATGGTGCCGGTCAGGTTAAAGTCTGCGGATAAGGCATTCCAAACTTCAAACGCTACAGATTCCGCAGTTAGCACGGATGTATTTGCAGTTGAGCCCGTCATGTTGCCGATGGCGTAAGGTGTTAACGCGCCAGATAGCGAGAATGTCGCTGATGCTGTTCTGAGTGGTGAGGTATCCACCGTGGGCAAGATCGTGGCGCTGGCGACAAAGCTGATCGTGCTTGCGCCTTCGCCGCTGGTGACGGCGCCCAGCAAAGACGTTTGACCATTAATCGTCAATGTTGCGGTGCCGATGGCGTTGGCCGATGCCGTGAGCAGCGGACTGTTGGTATTGATCGATAGCGTTGCCGTACCTGTGCCAAACGCCACCAGTGCGCCGGTCACTGGTGCACAATCAATGCTAAAACTGGCAGAACCCGGCGAAGTAATGCCGCCCAGTATCGAGCCTGAGCCGCTGAGCGATAAAATGGCTGAATTTCGAGAACTAATTTCCCCCACCGATTGCGGGATAAGCCAAGTTGAACCGGCATTGTTATAGCTTGGCGTAGCCCAATACCTGAATACCGTATTCCGCTGGCTCACATACATGATGTTGCGTGAAAACCCTGACTTTCCAAAGTTGCTATTCAATCCCTGTTCAACGGACACAGCCGAACCGCCCGTAAATTTTAAGGGCGATTTGTGCAAGACTGAGCCGTTACCGAGTAACACGATTAACCCCAGGCGGTATCGATGCTGCCGTAAAAAGCGCTATTGATGGGCGTTGCTGCCCCGGCATACATCAACCATTGCAGGTTAGCGCCGTCGTAAATTCTTGGCATGGATGGCAACTGGTTAACCAAATCACGCTCAGAAGCCACGCCCACGGTAGTAATCGGCAAAGTTACGATCGGTCTGCACAGCACTAAATTCATACAGCCGGAGGTCATCGTGACGGAAAAGTTAACCGATTGAACCGATAAAATCCCCTGATCGCCTGCAGCCATGGGCAAGAAGGGGCCATATTTGCCAACGCCGGTGCCCGAATAAGCAATCGAACCTACCGGGCTTGTAGCGTTAATAACGGGTAATGATGGCGATGCCGGAGTTAGTCGACCGGCTACGCTGTTGGTATTGGTGTAACTGAGTTGGACGGTGGGTGTACCAGCACCCATCACAACAGACGGAGTTAAATAAGCCCTAACGCCTTTACCATCCGCATAGCGTGGCAAGGTTTGAACGCCTAAAATCGTTTGGGCGCCGGTCGTGGTGACGGTTGAAATCGGGATAACCGCCAGCTGGTCAATCAGCATTAACACGGCTGGTGCTGTGGTCGCAGCTGCACTAAAGGCGCTAACATTCATCAGGTGTTTAATGTCCGGCGATACATCGCCACCGTGCTGAATACCATTGGGCACTTGGGTACCGGTAATGGTTTGCGCCGTGACGGTTTGCGAGATATTGACCGTGTAAGTACCACCGTTATTCGCGCCTGTACCTGTACCCAATGCGGTGATATAGGTTCCAGGTGCTACGCCGGTGCCGGTAAGTAATGATCCTACAGTGAAACGGCCTGTACCATGGGTAGTATCGGTAAAGGTAGTCGTTGAAATGCTGCCGCCTAAAGCTGCCGTTGTCGCTGTATTCGACGTGGTTTCACTTAACGCCTGAAATGTTAAGTTGGTACCGCCGCCAATAATGGAGTTTTGAAACGGGTTCCCCGCGCCGGTCGACAAGTCATACCAAACCCCTGCAGCCTGAGTACCTACCGGCAAGGTGTTTTTATTCCAATCGGTGCGATTGAATTTGCCTGCTGAAAACGCGGCAATGATTTGATCCATGGACTGAATAGCCATTTTTTAACCCCATACGAAAGTAGCTGTACCATGAAGCGGTACACTGGCAAGAGAAGCTTGAGGGCATACCAACACGTTTAAGTAAGCATCGTCCTCAATGATTGGTAGCTTGGTAACATCAACAAAGGTATTGCGCTCCATCGGTGCATCCAATGTCCTGAGTGCAAAATGTTCGATCGGTTTGACTAGCACAAAGGCAATCAAGCCAGTATCGGCACTTAAAAA